CCACAGGTTCAGAATATGATGGGCAGTGATCGCAAGACTACGGTTCTTGAAGTTGTTTGCCGAGACTATTCTAAGAAAAACCAAGAATCTTACTATCACTATGCAATCTGCATGACGACAAACACCCTGCTACACTCAAAAGAGCTAACAGGCGTTGGGTCAAATCCTTTTGTTTGCTTCCGTTGGTCTAAGTGTGCTGGTGAAATCTATGGTCGCGGGCCTCTTATCTCTGCCCTATCTGCCATTAAAACCACCAATCTTACCATTGAGATGATCCTTGAGAATGCTCAGATGGCAATCTCTGGGATTTATCAGATGGAAGATGATGGCGTTATTAACCCTGACACGATAAATCTAGTCCCAGGCTCTATTATTCCGAAAGCAATGGGCAGCGCTGGATTGCAGCCCATCAATGCTGCGGGTCGATTTGATGTTGCGCAGCTTGTTCTTGGCGATCAAAGACTTAATATTAAACGCGCTTTGTTCAATGATATGCTTGGTGATCCTGATAAAACACCTGCTACTGCGACTGAAGTTGCGGAACGTATGGCTGATTTATCTCGCCGTATGGGATCAGCATTCGGAAGATTGCAAGCAGAATTGATCCAACCTGTTCTTCAGCGCGTAATATATATATTGAAGAAGCAGGGGCGCATTGAAGTGCCAACTGTTAATGGTCGAGAGATCAAGGTTCGGTCTGTTTCTCCCTTAGCTCAAGCCCAAGCAAACCAAGATATTTCTAGTGTAGCTCGCTTCCTTGAATTGGTTGGTGGGGTGTTTGGTCCAGAGATGTTGCAGGTTCTTATTGATAGCGAACAGACTGCTGTTCACCTTGCTAAAAAGTTTGGTGTACCAGAAAGCTTGATTCGTGATGAAGAACAGCGTAAACAAATAGCTGCATTAGCGCAGCAAATGGCGCAGCAACAGGGAATGATGCCGAGTGGTCAACAAGGTTAATATTGGATTAGACGGAATCCAGCGACAAAACGACAAAGACAAAGAGATTAGTCAGAATGTCGCAGAAGTATTTAGCTCGCCAACTGGCAAGGAAGTTCTACGCTATTTGCGCTCCATTACTATTGAAATGGTAAATGGGCCTAATGTGACTACGGAAGAGTTGCGTCATATCGAGGGTCAGCGATACATCGTTGGCCTTCTCGAGCAGCGCATTGCACATGCACATAGGAGCAAAAAATGAGTGAAGATAATCAAGCAGCAGTCGAAGCAGCGGCACAAGATGGTCGTGACTTTGTAACTGAGGCAGACCTGAACCAAGCAGAAGCTCCAGCGCGACCAGAGTGGTTGCCTGAGAAGTTCAATACACCAGAGGATTTGGCAAAGTCTTATAACGAGCTGCAATCAAAGCTTGGGACAAAAGAAGAAGACATTCGCAACAAGCTTATGGAAGAGATTCAAAGCGAAGCGTTTGCGGATCGACCAGAATCAGCGGGTGATTATCAGCTTCCAGAGATTGTGGATGAATCAATGGCTGTTGATAATGAGCTTCTTCAGTGGTGGTCAGAACATGCATTTGAAAATGGTTACAGCCAAGATGAGTTCCAAAAAGGGATTGAGATGTATGCGCAAGCAATCGGATCAAACCAACCTGATCTTGAAGCGGAGCAAGCAAAACTGGGAGATAATGCAGAAGCACGAATTGATGCAGCATCTGCCTTTGCAAATAAGTTCTTTCCACAAGAAGCCCTTCCAGCAATCGAGCGCATGTGTGAATCACATGAGGGAATCATTGCTTTAGAAGCAATTCAGGAAGCAATGAAGGATGGAAACTTTGCGCAGGATACTCAACCAGCGGCAGTTCTAGGTCAGGCTGATGCTGATGAGCTTATGGCAAGACCTGAGTATTGGACTGATAGTGCTGAGGGTAGAATCCTAAGAGATCAGGTTTCAAAGATTTATCAAGGAATGCACGGTGGACGTTAAGCTATTAACTAGAGGTAAGTATTACCTAACACCACTGAGGAAAGACCATCTTCCTGAGATTGAAAAGTATCTTAGCCAAGAAAACAAACGAGAGTTAAAGCTTCTTGGCTATGAGAATATCATGGATGCTCTTGAAGAAATGCAGGAATATTCCGAATGTTACTTGGCTCGCAAAGAAGGCGAGCCTTTTCTTTTTGTAGGTGGGCTTTGGTTTTCTGGTGGAGATGATTTACCGCAGATGTTTGCTATGTTCTCGAATCAACTGGGTAGCAACTTTACAGCAATTGCTCGAGGCTCAAAGATGTTGATGGATTATCTTGACCAAACAAATCCTAATACAACTATGACTATACTGTCTGAGTATGAGCATATGATTCAGTGGGCAACATGGTTAGGCTATGAACCAGTAGGGGTTGCAGCAAATGGTGCAGCTAAGTATGTAGAGTTTGTGCGTTGTAAATACCCATATGAAAGTGTTTACGATGACACATCACGGCCCGTGATGCACTGATTGGCCCGAAAGGATACCCAAGTTGATGTGAACGTAACGGATACCCGTAGCAATCGAAACTTTTATCAAGGACTGAAAAATGGCTAATACAATTGACCAAGCCTTCATCAAGCAGTTCGAGTCAGAAGTTCACATGGCGTACCAACGTATGGGTTCCAAGCTACGCGGAACTGTTCGTACAACTAACGTCACTGGTTCATCTGCTCGTTTCCAAGTAATCGGAAAAGGCACTGCATCAACTAAATCTCGTAACGGCGATGTTACCACAATGGAACTAGCGCACACATATGTTGAAGCCACAATGGCTGACAAATATGCAGCGGAGTACATCGACAAGCTAGACGAGTTGAAGATCAACATTAACGAACGTCAAGCTGTTGCACAATCTGCTGCTGCTGCTCTAGGCCGTGAAACTGACTCAGTTATCACAACTGCTCTAGACGCGGGTGCAAACTCAACTGCAATTGCAGACGCAACTGGCGCTCTAGTTAAAGCTGACTTGCTAACTTTGTTTGAAACATTCGGTGCAGCCGACATTCCAGAAGATGGTCAACGCTATCTTGCAATGGCTCCTGCTGGTTTTGCTGACTTGTTCAACATCAATGAGTTTGCATCATCAGACTATGTTGGCCCACAAAACCTACCGTTTGCTGGCGGCATGACAATGAAAGAGTTCTTGGGCTTCAAGATTTTCTCAACGTCTGCTGTATCTGGTGGTAAGAACTTTGCGTACCACACACGCGCAATCGGTCTAGGCATCAACTCAGATGTTGCGACTGAGGTAAACTACGTTCCACAGAAAGTGGCGCACCTAGCGACATCAATGATGTCAATGGGCGCGATTGTCATTGACGACGATGGTGTTTACGAAGTTCTAGACAACAACTAATAGGAGTTATTATGGCTTACTCGTCAGATAATTTGACTCTTATGTCTTTGGCTTCTGGTGTTCGTATGTGGCACTATACTACTACGGACGCCATTGCTGTTGTAAATACTGCTGGTTACTTTAATGATGCTATTGGAATGATTGGTCTTAACGATCTTATCTTTGCAGTAACATCTACAGGTGGCACACCCGCTGTTAGCATCTTGTATGCTAAGGATGTGTCTGCATCAGCAATCGATGTGACCGATGGTTTGACGGTCACTGCAACCGACACAGACTAATAGGGATGGGGGCTTCGGCCCCCAACTTTACATGCCAGCAAATACTGCAATTAAGATATGTTCTCGCGCCTCCATTCTCATGGGAGGCAGTCCTATTCAGTCCTTCTCAGAGGGAACGACTGAAGCTGACGTTGTTGATGCAATGTATGAGGACATTGCTCGAGCTGCGCTTACGAATACCCGCTGGCGATTTGCCACCAATCAGGCACAACTATCCAGATTAGAAGCGGCTCCAACAGGTCGTTTTGATGCTGCTTACCAACTACCAAATGATTTGATTATGTTGAGTGCAGTAACCATAGGTGATGAGCCAATCATGTATGACACCTATGGTGATAAAGTTTACTGCGATGCAACTGAGAATGATGTAGTTATTGCTGACTACATTTTCCGCGCTGATGAATCCAACTGGCCTCCTTACTTTACAATTGCTGTAGAGTTTCAGGTTGCTGCTATGTTGGCTGTTTCTGTTGCGCGTGATGCTCAACTTGCATCGATGATGGAGCAGAAGGGCGAGCTTCAAATGTCTCGCGCTCGTCGTTTAGATTCTCAGCAACAGACAACTCGCAAGCTGAATACATCGAGGTTTATTGCACAAAGGCGTAGCTAATGCAGAAAGTTAGAGTA